GCTATAAGTATATATGACGCTAAAGAGCATGCAGAATACGGTAATGATACGCCTTGTACTTATGCTATACAGTTTTCAATCATAGACGAAAAGCTATGTATGTCTGTCTATATGCGTTCTAATGACATCTGGTACGGTTTCTGTAATGATCAGTATCAATTTGCGTCGTTACAGCAATTAGTTGCAGAGAGACTGTCTATTGAAACGGGTTGGTATTACCATCACGCACATAACATGCACTTATATAATAATAAACTATAAATTATGTATTATTTATACCACATACCGGGTAAAAAGATCGGTGTTACGCGTGATCTTAATAGTCGCGTCACACATCAACAAGGTTATAGCGCAGATGAATACGAAGTTCTACTTACTAGCGATGATATAGATTATATATCTGACAAGGAAATAGAACTTCAAAAGTCTTATGGCTATAAAAGAGATATTAAATTATATAAAAACCTATTTAATAAAATGAAAATAAACGTAACAGAACAAACAACCACGTTTCCATTACCTATAAATAAATTAAAGGGAAGATTAATGGATAATATTGGTTTAAAATGGAAGCATTCAGAGTTTGGTACTTTTGAAATAACAAAAGAAAATATACAGTGGATAATGCAAAATGTTAAAACGTCTATGTTTAACAGTGATAGATCTTATATTTACAATAAAGCTTTTTACGAAGCTTGTTTTAATAAAACAAAAAATGTTTATAAAGATAATGAAGTAAATGTATATGATCTAATAAGGCAATGGGCTACTGATAAAGGCATATACAAATCAGGTGACTCTAGAACTCAATATGTTAAGTTAATGGAAGAAGCTGGTGAGCTTGCTCAAGCTATACTTAAAGATGATGAGCCGGAGGTTATAGACGCTATCGGTGATATGGTTGTAGTATTAACCAACTTAGCAAAATTAAGAGGCCACAATATTGAAGACTGTGTAACTTCAGCTTACGATGTTATTAAGTCTAGAACAGGTAGAATGGTTAATGGGTCTTTTGTAAAATCAGAAAGTTTATAATTATGAAAATAGAAACTAAAGATGAAATAGTACTAAAGGTACTTAAGAAAATGGATCAGCGTAGTTTAGTAGGTCAAAAAAAATATGGAGCTACAATGATGCAAGAAATTGAAGGCCAGAAAAAAGATCTTAACAGGTTTTTAGTTGATGTTCAAGAAGAATTAATGGATGCATTATTATATATAGAATCAGCGAAGCGTTGTTTATCTGATGAATTAGAAGACCTTATGTTAAAGCATTATGCTTATGAAGACGAAAAGAGAATGAACATTATAGGTCAAAACGGAAACGATGGTTTACATTATGATAGTTTAAGTGATCTTGATGTAAATTATGAATTAGTTACAGGTAAGAAATGATAAAAAGGAAAAGACCTTTTAAGAAGAAAAGAGGTCCTGTTGTGAGTAAAAAAGTTACTTATGATGGGATCAACTTCGCTTCAGGTTTAGAACGTTATATGTATATGGCGTTAAAGAAAGCTAAAATAAAAGCTAAGTACGAAGGAGAGACCTTTGTATTACTAAGTGGTTTTCATTTTGAAAATGAAGTTTATGAAAGACAATCTAATGGAAAAGGTGAGTATAAAAATAGAGGATGCAAACGTATCTTACCTATTAAATATACACCTGATTTTATAGGTGAAGATTTTATAATTGAAACCAAAGGTAGAGCTAATGAGTCATTTCCAATGCGTTGGAAGTTATTTAAAAGACTAGTAATGAACCAGTTTCCTACAGTTACATTATACAAACCTCAAAATCAAAAAGAATGCGACAGAACAATACAGCTAATCCTTTCCAAAAGAAAATAATAGCTAGACAAAAGTACGCTGAAAGAAAAATTGATAAGTTTGTCAAATGGAGTTGGGAAACCAAAGGCAAAGTAAGATCAATAGATATAGAACAATTACATAAAAGATATAATATAATCTGCACATGAAAGAAGATGAAAGTAAATCAGCCTGGAGTTTAGAGGTTGGTTTTTACCCTGGTTTTTTACTAGGTATTAGAAGTTACGATATGGAAGACGCTACAATACACGTCTTATATTTACCATTAATAGATTTAGCATGGACAATTTATAAGTAATGGGTTTATTTGATGAGCGCATAGCGTACAAACCGTTTGAATACCCTGAGTACTACACTGAGGGTTGGTTAAAACAAGCACAAGCATTTTGGTTACACACTGAAATATCAATGCAAAGTGACATAAAAGATTGGAATGAAAAACTTAACGAAAAAGAAAAAAACCTCGTCGGAAATATTTTACTTGGGTTCGCTCAAACAGAATGCGCAGTTTCCGATTATTGGACTCAAAAAGTTGTTGGATGGTTTCCGAAACACGAGATCCAACAAATGGCAATGATGTTTGGATCACAAGAGACAGTGCATGCTGTTGCTTATAGTTATTTAAATGAAACATTAAAATTAGAAGATTATGAGGCATTTTTACATGAACCTGCTACAGCGGCTCGTTTTGATAACCTCGTTGCTTATGACGGTGACTCTAGTGTTGGTATTGCTAAATCTCTTGCAGTCTTTTCTGCCTTCGCTGAGGGTGTTAGCTTATACTCTGCTTTTGCAGTTCTGTATTCTTTTCAGTTGCGTAATTTGCTTAAAGGTATTGGGCAACAAATGAAATGGTCAGTAAGAGATGAATCATTGCATAGTAGAATGGGTTGTCAGTTATTTAAACATATGTGTGAAGAAGATAACCAATTGCTGAATTTATGTAGAGAAGACATAATAAAAGCTGCTAAAACAATGGTTGATCTTGAGATCAAGTATATAGACAAAATGTTTGAGATGGGTGATATAGAAGGTATATCATCAAATGATTTAAAACACTTTATAAAAAAGAGAACAAATGAAAAACTTGTGGAACTCGGTTACGTCGATCTTGGAAATTATTTTGCGTATGACAATAAAGCAGCGGGTAATCTTGATTGGTTTTATCATCTTACCGGGGGCGTCACTCATACTGATTTCTTTGCTATTCGTCCAACGGATTATTCGAAGGCAAACGAAGGAGAAGACTTCGACGATATGTGGTAAAATAAATATAACTAATTATGAAATTATAAAGCAATTATATGAAAGAAAGTGAATTAATTAAAATGAGGAATAAGATTGAAACCTTAGGTCGAATCAATCAAAAACTAATAAGTGAATTAAACCAAACAGCTACAATAGCTTTAGGTGTATTAGAAACAATTAAAAACATGCCTGGGTATGATAAAGCAATCGAAAAAGTTAAAGAGCAAGCTGCTGAACAGTCTAGTAAGGCAGAAGAGGCTAAGTCCTTGGAAACGCTTAGCAACTAGAGTAGGTTATATGGGTAGCGGTTTTTTGATCGCTGCCCAATGGACTATAGAGCCTAAACTTTACATTATAGGTTTTATACTAGTAGTAATACAAACTAGCTCTAGAAAACAATGGAATCTAGTAGCTTTAAATATAAATGGGCTAATTGCCTGGTTAATACATTTAATAACATAATGTGGAACAATGAATGGAAAAAAGGAGAAGATTACCCTACGTGGGGTAATACGGACGTATACAAGAAGACAATATCCGGGGGATATTTATACGACGGAGAGACACCTAGAGAAGCATACCAAAGAGTCGCTAAAACAGTTGCTCGTAGACTTTATAAACCGGAAATGGCTGAAACGTTTTTTAATTATATTTGGAATGGTTGGCTTTGCCTTGCTTCTCCAGTGCTTTCCAATACTGGTACAGATAGGGGCCTTCCTATTAGTTGCTTTGGTATCGACGTTGCTGACAGCATCCAAGACATAGGACAGAAAAATCTAGAGATGATGCTACTCGCTAAGCACGGCGGTGGAGTTGGTATCGGTATAAATCAAATCAGACCCGCTGGCGCTAGAATAACAGGTAATGGAACATCAGACGGAGTCGTACCTTTCTGCAAGATATATGACTCAACAATTCTTGCAACTAATCAAGGGAGTGTCCGTCGTGGAGCTGCCTCAGTTAATATCAACATTGAACATGATGACTTCGAGGAGTGGCTTGAAATCAGGGAACCTAAAGGAGATGTTAACAGACAATCGCTTAATCTACATCAGTGCGCAGTTGTTGGTGATAAGTTTATGCGAAAGCTTGAACAAGGAGATAAGGAAGCAAGATCTAGATGGAGTAAATTACTTAGAAAACGAAAAGCAACTGGAGAACCGTATATTATGTTTAAAGGAAATGTTAACAAAGCAAATCCAGCAGCATATAAAGACAACGGATTAAAAGTACATATGACTAACATATGTTCAGAGATAACATTAACAACAGATGAAAACCATAGTTTTGTATGCTGTTTATCATCATTAAACTTAGCTAAATATGAAGAATGGAAAGACACTAACCTTATATACCACGCCACGTGGTTTCTTGATGGGGTTATGGAGGAATTTATTCAAAGAGCAAAAGGACTTAGAGGTTTTGAAAATGCCATTCGTTCTGCTCAAAAAGGAAGAGCACTCGGATTGGGTGTGCTTGGATGGCACACGTATCTCCAAGAAAAGGGTATACCTTTTGAAGGTTTACTTGCTCAGTTTGAAACTAGGAAAATATTTTCTCAAATTAAAATCGAAAGTGAAAGAGCCTCAAGAGATCTTGCTGAAATTTATGGAGAGCCTTTATGGTGTGTTGGTACCGGTATGCGTAATACTCATCTTCGTGCTATTGCTCCTACTGTTTCTAATAGTAAGCTTAGTGGTAATGTTTCACCGGGTATTGAGCCGTGGGCTGCAAATGTTTTTACAGAGCAAAGTGCGAAAGGGACTTTCATTAGGAAAAACCCGACGTTAGTTAAACTATTAAAAAAACATAAATTAAATACTAGTGAAATATGGAATAAAATATTGGCTGACGGAGGTAGTGTACAGGATATCGATGCTTTGGATAATATTACTGTGGGTCACGACATTCCAGCTAAAGAAGTTTTTAAAACTTTTAAAGAGATTAATCAATTGGAATTAGTTAATCAAGCAGGTCTAAGGCAACAGTATATAGATCAATCAGTTAGTTTAAACCTAGCTTTTCCATCTGAAGCTACACCTAAATGGCTGAACAAAGTTCACTTTGATGCTTGGAAAAAAGGTGTTAAGACTTTGTATTATACTAGAACAGAATCTGTTTTACGTGGCGATATAGCTCAGCAAGCAATGAATGAAGACTGTTTAGCTTGTGATGGATAAGTATGCTATACATGTAGTTAAAAAAGGGCTCTCGATATGAGGGCCCTTTCTTGGTTACAGGAATATTGGGTATGGTACGCCCATTGTATTTATTCCTATTTAATTAAACTGTCTACTAATAATTGTATTTCTTTTGGGTCAACGGTTAAACGCATTGATAATCCTCCGTGCCAAATTTTCTTTAATTTTTTATTTTTATCAAACAGTATTATTGCTGGGACAGAAGTTATTTTTTCCTTAAATTTTTTAGGTTGAGAGTCGTAGTCAACTTTTATAATTTTTACACCTTTAATTGATTCAAGGTATTTATATTCGTTTTCAGTATTCCAACTTGAATTCATATATAAAAGCGTGGGCTCTTGTGAAAACAAATTAAAAGAAAATAAAAATGCAATTAAAATTAAAGTATTTTTCATAATTATTTATTTATAATCTCAAATAGTTTCTCATCTATTTTGTCTAGTTTTTTACTGTTATTATCTACTTTTTCGTTTATATTTATTATAGTCTCACGAATTAGTTGATCTTTTAAATCATACTCAGTTCGATCTATTGGTGGTTTAGGTAGTTCTTTTGCTAATTCAATGTCTGACTGTAAGGTGAAGTAGACCGAAGCTATAGATATTGCTCCAACAACTATTATGCTTATAGTCTTCAAGTCCAATATAACTTGAGTGTCTTCTGATATTTTATTTGCCATGTTTTATTTATACTTTTTAAACATTAGTTTATATAGTAAGCTGTTCCAAGCCGCTTGTAACTTATCGATTATTTTCCGCATGCTTCCCCTGTTTGTACGTTTATCCAGTTTTCTTTTTCAAACCAATCTCTAAGTGTAGCTCCTTTCTTACGAGCACTTTTAACATTTGATTTACTTGATCGTTTGTAATCACCTTTAGCAGCTGCTGATTTCTTAGCTCTAACTACTTTATCTTTTTCTGCCTTACTCATTGATCTTACTTTAGCAGCAGGTAGACATACTTTTTTAGTACCACCACCTTTTACCTTACTTTTTTTATTAAATGGAGAGTTTTGTGTGTACATTATTTTTTCTTTTTACCAAATTTACCTGGTCCTCCAGCTTTAGTACATCGAACTCCCCAGCCCGATGCATATGCAGATGGCCACACTTTAAACTTACTTTTTGCTGCAGCCTTACAGGCTGAACTAATTTTTCCTAGTAAAGGTGATTGTTCACTCATAATTTATTTTTTAAAATTCATCAAATGTTATCCCTCCGGATCGTCTTTTCTTACTTTTGGTTTTTTTCTTTTTTATACTTTTACTTTCATCTTTTATACCTAACTCCCAGTCTTGCCAACCAGCAAATAAAGCTACTCTCTCCCATAACTCCATATCGCTTTCTGTTGCCTTAGTTACATTGTTTACTTTCTTAATAACTCTATCTAAAGGTATATTTGTAAGAGCAGACACAACGTTACCACCAGCTAAAAATGCTGGATTATCTAAGCTAAAACCTTTTGTCATCATTTCCTCTTTATTCCATTCGTAAGCTCTAGCGGCTTGATTTATACGTGACAACTTAGCTGATACAGGTGGGGATATTTTAGTTAGTTCATATCCAACCTTTTCGTATTTAGGTCTTTTCTTTTCAGATTCATTTATTATTCTTATAACAGCATTTTTACCTACAGATATAACAGATCCTGCAATACCAGTACCTCTCAATAATGAGTCAGCCATACCGTTAGCAATACTAACATACTTCTTTTGCTTCTCTTCATCTTCAGGTTCTTCGTCACCGAATGCCATAGCAAATAAAGCTTGCTGAACAGCATTAAATATAATATTTTGAACAGTAGTGTAATATATTATTTTACTTATATTAGTTTTAGCATCACCTCTTTTGTTTTTAAGATCACGTATTGCTTTATCAGTTAACCTAGCATACTGAGCTGGTGTATTAGCAAAAGCTAATATTAATCTACCTAATGGTCCTGCTTGCTGTGCTGATATCTTATCTGGTCTAGAAGACTGTTGTGACTCTTCAGCATTTTCTCTAAAATCTTGAAAAGCTTTTTCTTCTGCTTGAGCTTGATCTAACCCTTGTTTAGTATAAGTCTTAATTCTATTTCTATAAAAAGTAGCACCTCCAGATGCAATAGCAAAACTATCTGCTATTTGCGTAGGTGCAAAACCTAATTGTAACAGCTTGTTTATAACACCTCTTGGTCCTTCTTGCTTAGCCATATCTGCTATATCAGCTTCATTTACATTTATACGCAAACCAGATCTACGTTCTTTTAAGAAGTCTGAGTTCATAAGCGTTGTAAAGTCTTTCCAATACTGCTTTTGATTTGCAAATGCTTTAGCTGCAGCATAAGGGTTATTATCAGTAAAGTTAACAAAGTTAACAGCGGATAACGTTTGAAGTACAGCAGATCTAGTATTAAAGAACATTATAGCTCCAACACTACCTTGTAACCAGTCAGTAAATCTACCAGTAAGGCTATCATCAGAGAAAGATCTGTTTCTACCAGTCTTCATACGCTCTAAGCTATTCTCTAATGCTTTTACATATTTTATACCGTAAGCAGCTTCTAATTTATTTTTATTTTCTTTACTGAATATAGCATCAACATTTCTTTGCCATTGTTCTAAATACTTAGTTCTTTTTACAGTATTCAAACCTTTTAACATGTCAGTAGATATACCACCAGACACCCAGCTTTCTCCAGGCTCAGGGTACATATCACCTTTTTGTATTGCTATTAATTGATCTGCAAAAACCTGCAGCTCAGCATTGTTTGTTACAAAACTGTTTAAATCTTTTAAATCATTTTTACTTATGCCAGGTACTTCTGTTCCTTGTCTACTCCAAACATATACCCTAACAGCCTGCTCTTTAGTCCAAGGCTCTCCAGGTATTTTTTTACGTAAATTTTTAGGCACAATACCTAATTGTTTTTTCAATGCTCTATAATCGTTCATCATAGCAAGTCTTGCTGAAGATAAATCATTCATAGCTCTAGCGTAAGGATCTAATAGATTTTGTTTGTACCAAGCCATCTGAGCATCACCTTCTTTTCCTTTACCAAGTGTCTCATATAATAAGCCTACAAAGTCTTGAGCGGAGTAAGCTATACCTCTAAATACTTTACCTCTACTAGCGCCAGCTACCTGAGCTTTAGCTTTTCCGTAAACTTTCTCAGAAGCAATGCCTGTAGCATTTTCTATTATTTTATTAAAATCTTTGCTTAAATTACTAGCTTTACTAAATTTAACATAAGCTTGTTGCACTTTAGATTTTACATCTAAAACACTTAAAGCATCTTTAACAGCTTTAACATTTTTCGATGCGTCATCTGCGAAGTAAAAATCATTATAGCCTTCAGCAGCTTTATCAACCATCCACCTAGCTTTTGCTTGAGCAGTGCCATCTCCTAAACCTGTTATATTTTCTAATGGAATATTTAACCCCATACTATCTAAAAACTCCTTTATAGGTCCAGCAGCATCCTGAGGTCTAGCTGTTAATACAAATATATCTCTTTCACCTTTAGCATCACTTATGAACTTAGCGACGTCAAGTAAAGGTCCTTTAGCTCCTTTCATAACTTTACTAAACTCTGAAAAATCCCACTCAGCTCCTTCAGCTTCCATTTCACCAGCTTTTTTAGCAAACTCAGTAGCTGTTAGAGATCCAGTTTTACCATCAGGCATTGTATATAGTACATTACTTTTCGTTGTAGCCAATGTATCGTCAAAATCAAATACTCTAATCTTTTTAACTGGAGCATCAGGATTTCTAGCTATAGACAACGCTTTGTCTATATTACTTAAGTTATCTAACGCTTCTTGATTAGTTACGTTTTTAGAAAACTTAACATTTAACGGTGCGTTACTATTATTTACTTTAGATGCATTTGTTTTAGATGATAACTTTACAAAGTTATTTAAATAGGCTTGAGGATTTTTATACTCTCCCTTATCTAATATCAAATCTTTTAATATTTTGTTTTGTTCAGCTATATTATCTAAATTTATATTACTAGTATTTAAAGACACACCAAGCTCTTCAGCCATAGTCTTACCAGTCTTGTAGTTGATAATACTATTAAGGTCTATACCAGCTTCAATAAATCTAATAGCTGGATTATCTGCTATGGTTGTACCCACCGGTAAGGTTGCATCTAACTTAGCTTCATCTAGCTTTTGATCGTCAAGTTTAGAAAGCTTTGTTTGATAGTAGTTTTTCTTAATATACGGCATTATATCGGCCATATTATTAGTCGCTATACCATATATCAATGTTGCACCAATTACAGAAGCTGGAGGATTATGCTCTTCTCTAAACTTTTCTCCTTTCATTTGCTTAGGTATAGTACCGTATTTAAAGTTTTTAGACAAATATCTAAAAGGTGCCGCTACTTTTATAATCCCACTAGTCGCTTGATATCCTGACGACACAAACAAAGACGCTATTTCTATTGGAATTTCACCTTTAGCAACAGCATCAGCTAATTTGTTTCCAAAAAACTCTAAAGCCTTTAAGTTGTCTTGGCCTTGCTGTTGACCTTCTTTTGTAAAAGCTTTCTTAATGTTAACTCTTCTTGGTGGCTTTATATCACTATCAGTATCATTTTGTTTAGCCAAAGCTAAAGCTTTTTTATAAGCTGGATCTTTACTTCCATAGTACAAACCACCTTTAGCAGGTAGATCAACGTAAATACCATTAATTTTACGTCTAGCAAAATTAGCAAACTTAGAGCCTTCAAACATCCAACTAGGTATATTAGATGCTACTATAGCCTCTTCCATTTGTTTTTGCTTTTTAACTCTATTATTATCGTTTACGGTTATTTTAGGTATATTTAATATTTTTGCCACTGAGTTTATATCTCTTGCTTGCGTAACATTTAATAACTGTGCTTTACTAAATTTTGCACCAGCTTTAATATCTACTCTAGCCTTAGGTTCTGCTGTTTCAGCTGCTTTTTCAACTATTAAGTTTCTAAAAGACATCGCGGCTAAACCTTTTATAGTTTGTGCTTCAGCAGCTCTATAAACGTTACCTTCTATTTTACCTAAAAGATCTTTATAGTCTTGTACTGTTTTTGTAGGGTCTTTCTCCCATTTACCCTTATCGTTTTTTCTATATAAAGCGTTTAGTATATTGTTAGGTATAAATGTTGATTTACCTTCTATAGTACTAGGACCAGCATAAGCATCTGGTAATAAAGAAAAATCCTTTGCAGCATTATTATCTAAGAACTGTCTTAAGTTTCTTAAACCGTCTAATTCTTTTTTCTGTATATTTCTAGTTTTTTTAGTAAATACTTCAGGATTTAAACCAAAAGCTTTACCAAGGGTTTTTGCTAAATTATCACCGATGTTTCTACTCTCACCAAAAGTTTTTATTGGTTTGTCTTTAAGATCAGCTTCTATAGCTTTATCAATCACATTAGAGACTTCTGAGCTGCTAACTCCTAAATTACTTGCTACAACACCAGTATACTTTTTAAGCTTCTTAGGACTGATCTTTCTAGTAGGCTCTTCTTTAATAGATACAGCAACTTCTTCAGCAGCTACACCTTTAGCCTCTGTTACATCATCTGTAAACTCTTCACCTAATACTCTTCTAGATGCTTCAATTGCTCTAGCGGGTAAGAATTTATTTATATAAGCAGCTAATGGCACGCCTGACTCTGGCTTGTATTCCTTTATAAGATCGAATATACCACGCTTACCTGTTTCTATTTCATCTGTTAATAGCTGTCTGTCAAAATTAGGAGCATCTCTTCTACGCTCTACTATTTTATTCGTTATAGGTTTAAATTTTTCTAGTATCTCAAAAGCACCCGCAACACCTTGTTCATCGTATATTCTTTGAACTTCTTGAGAAGCTTGAGAAGCTTCTTGTGATAAAGAAGTTTTAACTTCTTCTCTATCAGGCGCTTGAAAAGTAACACCTTTAGAGACGTCTGCCTGAAAATTTTTAACAAGATTAAAAACATCGTCAGATGTTTCTAAGCTAAGCATCCAAGACATATCACCAAATGTAGATCTAATAGCGTTGTTTAAAAACTTCTTGAAAGAAGGTGTTGATTCTAAGTCTGATCTGTTTATAGCACCTAAAGATATAGCATTATTCATTTGAGCTATAAATTCTTCAGCATCAAAATCTTTACCGTCTCTATAAAGATCAAATCTTTCTTTTAAACCGCTATAATCTTTCTCGGATATAACACCAAGATCTCTTTTTTCTTTTAATACTTTTTCAGCCTCTAAAACAGCATTTTTAGCCGTAGAGTCAAACTTTATACCTTTTTCACTTACACTTAAGTGAAACAACTCTTCCAGCGGAGCAACAGCAGCATATTGAGCGCTTGTATCAGTAGGTGCTATAGCTATATTTCTATCTATTATGGGTTGGTTTACTATTATATCTTTTCCAATGGTAGTAGCGTTAAAATCCCCTTGCTCTATTTTTGTTTTTAAATATTCAAAAGCATCAACGTTTTTACCATCTTCATCTTTAATAGTTTTATTTTTATACTTAGCTAGTTGATTTTCTAAGTCGTTGTATTTTATTTTACCATCATCTTGGATTTCACCTTTTATAGAAATAAAATCACCATCACCCATCTGTGTCATGGTTAGATCATTGTAAAAGTTATTTACACCATAGTAAAAAGCCGCTTCAGAGTTTCTAGCAGCATTACCTAAAGCTTTATTTATGTTTGCAGCTTTTTTAATATTAGATCTTTGTTTAGTATCTAGAATTTCTTGCTTAGCAATAGTTAAGTTAGAATACTCTTTTTCTAGTTGTTTTTTAACACGTTTATTTTCAGCTTCTCCTAAATCACCTAAGCCACCTAATTGTGTAAATTTACTATTAACTTGCCTCATTTGTCTATTGATGTCAGCAACCTCTTCTATTTGATTCGCTGTCATATACCTTAACTTATGCAAGCTAATAGCATCACTAAGAGCTAGTTCTTTTAATATTTCTTTTTTTCTAGTTCTAAGCTGTGTTGAATTCTCCGGTGTTGTTGCTTCATTAAGATCTATAAGCTCTCTAGCTAATTCTTGGTTCTTAAATATTTCACCTCTAGTTCTAAACTCACTCTTAACAATGTTAAATATATTTCCAGCTGACCTAGGCGCCATTATACCAAAACTACTAACAGCTGTACTTGCTAGAAAGTCTTTATTTATTCCTTCAAACATGGATTTGTTTTCACCTAACACTAATATATCTAAAGCGTTGTGAGATATTTCTGTAGCTGTTTCTTCTAGTATTTCTCCAGTAAGATTTTTTGGTAAAGATTTTAAACCCGCTACTGTCTTACCTATTAAGTTGGCACTAAATCTAACAGGTTGTTTGTATAATTCTTTTTTAGCTGCGTTAATACCTATTTGTTTAGCTAAACCTTTAGCAGGTTCTAGCATTTTTAAAGTACTTATACTTTCAAGAAATGTAGCTGTAGTCCCAGCGCTAAAAGACGTAAATGCTTTTTGAAGTAAACTATAATCTTCTATTTCTTCAAGCTCTTTAATCTTATTATATATTTTAGTTTTATCACCTATATCCTCAGTATTATCTAATTTTGAGTATAAAAACTTTATTTCTTGTTCTCTAGATGCTTCATCCGTTTGCAGTTCTCCATATTTACCACCTGTTTCAGCTACAAAGAAAGTTCCTTGAACAGTTCTTTTACCAGCTAACCATAAGGCTTTTTGTTTTTGTAAAGCATCTTTTACTCCCTTACCAGTTTTTATAGCTTTAGTTAATGTAGTAGCTCCTTTTAATTGAGCTAAACCTGGTACAAATGTAGTAGATATAGTAGCTGAATTATCTTGAAGCGCTATAGATGTCCAGTCCCACACAGATAAGCCGTCTTTACCTATGTCATCTATCGAAGGAGATGTTGGTATGTTCTCTCTTTTAGAGGCCATACTTAAGTTGTAGTTTTTATTATTTTTCTGTATCGTCTGTATTAAAGAATCTATTTTTTCAGAATTTTCTGGGCTTGTTAAAAAAGAGAGAGGTTGATAAAATTCACCTATTTTTTTAGCTCCTTTTAAATATAACTCAGAATATAAGTCTAAAAAGTTTCTACCAGACTGTACAAAAAATTCATCAAAAACCCTACCAACTCTAGCGCTTGTGCTGTAATCTTGTTTAAGATTTTTTTCAAATAAATCAGCATCTACCAAAGCTTTTCTAGAGTCCTCAAGCATTTTAGAGTAATCTTCTTGCTGTGAATTTACTAGCTTAGCCTGTGAGTTTACAAAAGCTGGTAATTCATTAAAACCTTTTTCTTCCCACTGCTGTATCTTGGTGTTAAAGTTCTGTATCAACTCATTATATTGATCTACTTGTTCTTGACTTGCACCACCAGAATAAAACGTAAATCTATCTATTTGGGCCTTAAGATCTTTAACTTCTTTATTAAGTGGCAAGGCTTGAGACTCCCATTCTTTTTTAGCTTTTTCGTAGTTTTCGTAGTTTTTATCTATACTTTGTTTTTGCTCTTTAATTAAAAACTTTTGAGCTTCTAAACTTTCTGCTCCGGTAGCAAATTTTGGACTAGCCACCATGTACTCTTGTACATTTTCTGAAACATTGAATAGACTATTGTTATATACTTTGTCTTTAGCCTGTGTTTCAGCTTCGTTATATATACCCTCTAACTGAGACTGATTTTGGCTATTAAGAGGTACTATTTTATTTGTTTCTTTATAATTTAAATATTGATCGTATTTGTTACCTAAAGTTTCTTTCAAGTACTTAGTATAGCTTTCATCTGAATCAAAAGTAGGTTCAAAAGCAACAGTTGGAGCCATCATACCAGGAACAGTTTTACTTACAGTCGTTCTGTCGTTTCTACTTTTTATAGGTCCAAAATAATCATTAGCTTGAATGGCTACTATATCTTCTTTTGGTATGTTTTTTATTCTATCGTTTATTACATTAGTAGCTAAAATTGCTTCAGCCTTTAATCTATCTTGCTTTTCTTGTTGTCTTTTTTTTCTAGTTGCTATTCTTTTTTCACTAGCTGACAAAGGTTTTGTTGAATCAAGATCTTGTAATTCCGAAGAAGTATTTACCGAAGGTAATTCCGTAACGCCCGCTTGTGATGCTGTCATTGGTTGAGACACTACACCCGCACCCGCTGCAGCGTCCGTTTGAAAAGTTGTTGGATCAAGCAAGTCTGCATCTTCTACCTTTTCATCAGTTTTAGGTTGAGTATCTGCTTTTATTTTTTCAACATAATCTTCAACAGACATATTAGACTTTTTTGCAGCTTCTTGTATTTGATTTATAGTATATGAAACGTTTTTATAAGTATACATATTTTATTTTATTTTAATTATTAAAAAATTGGTAAATCACCAGTCTTACTAAAGTCAAATACTTTATCAACTACACTATCTATATTTTCAGAAACCTCTAAGCTTTTATTACCTCTAAAATCAAATAAGGTTCTAGCTAGATTTTTAACTTGAGATTTGTCAGAAAGATCAAACTTTTTCATTTTTTTATTTCCAGTTTTTTTATCTGTCATAGAAAATTCAAGTATTTTAGTTTCTTCGTCGTATCTCCTATCACCAACTCCACCACTTTCTGGACCACCGATATTTGTTAAGTAAGATATAGGATCTTCTAAAAGATCGTTAACAGCTCTCTCAGCAGCTTCAAGTTTAAAATCTTTTTCTTCTTCTTTACCTATATCTTCTACTTCTACAGCTGTAGGTTTTCCAATGTTTTTAGTGTATATTGGATCACCTACTTTAAGGTTAGGTAGACCTAAGTTTCTTACATCTTCGGGCGTAGCTTTTCTTTCAGTTCCTAAAGACTTCAGGTTTCTATCAATCATTTGACCTTTTAAAAATTCCTCTCTTTTTTCTACTGAGGTATTTTCATAAGCATCAGCAGTTTCTTTATCCCATTTCAATCTACCAGTGATAAATTGTTTTTGTTGCTTCATTGGGTAAGACATTATTCCTTTAGCATGAGATTTAATTAAATCCATATAAGCTACATTATCTTCAATAGCAGCATTGTTTACAACTTGCTCTTTATATTCAAAACCACCAACAGTTCTAGTAGTTATGTTTGGGTAAACAAATTCTTTTGTTAGTTGGTTTTTATCGTCAAATATATTAGACTCTTGAAGTGTTTTGTTTCTATCACTTTCAGCTGGTATAGGCTCGAAAAATGATCCGTCCCATTTTGATAAATCTCTCTCAAATTTTATATTAACATATCCATCAGATTCTTCATAATCACCTAATAAGTTAGCTTCCTTGAATTTATTATATACATCACTCCCAACTTTTATACGCGAGTTTATTTTAAGTATATTTGAATTATTACCATCAGCAGCAACATTTATAGTGCTTTCAACACCTGGAGTTTTTTTACCATTAATAGCCATAACACCTACTAGGTTAGATAATTCATCACCAGAACTAGGTGCATGACCCGAGACTACTTGATCTATGGTTAAATCGTTAAACTCCTGCGCACCAGTAGAGATGTTATTTATTTGATCTTTACTGTTAACCATATAAGATTGAAAATCATTTATAGCTTTTCTATATTTTTGTCTATCTTGTTTAGATAAATTAGTGTTCATACCTAATTCGGCTGAAGCATTCATAGCGGCACCACCTTTTTCTTGAAATATTTTAGTGAGCTCATCTCTTACTCTAGTATCTTTTACATCTGAAACTATTTTTAATATATCTTTATCTTGCTGTAGCTCTGTATTTACTAAAAACCTATTTTTAGCTTCGTCTATTTTTTTCTGCTTTTCTTCAGCAATTTTTTTAGCTTTGTAATAGTCTGTTATACCACCGCTAATAGTTTCACCTATTTTACCGATGCTCTGAGCCCATATCTCAGCTGATCTATCTACTATTATTTGTGGATTTCTATAGCTCATGTTATACTTGTTTAAATTCTACGTCAATCTTAGAGTAGTCTACACCGTCATATATACCTGAAAAGTTTTTAACAACAGCATTTTGTGGAACCTCATCAGACATAACACCTTGCCATGTTTCTTTGCTAAAAGACTTGTCAATATATTCAAAACTATATATATTTAAACCACTTTTTGATTTACCTATTAATTTTATGTTCTCCTTTAACCTACGATCAGATGTACCAAAAGCACCACCCGAAAGACCAGCTCCAACCATACTACTAACACCACCTATAGCACTACCCCAGGCTTGTGCTTTAGCTTGATTAGCCGAAGCTTCATTAGCTTGAGCTTGTGATATTTGACCAGCTGCTCTATCAAGATCTGCATTTGTTCTATTCTCTTGAGATTGAAACATGAACTGTTTTCCAGCTGCTTCAGTTGCTTGTACTCTTTGACCTTCAGATATAGCAATGCTTTGCATTCTTTGTTGTTCAGACATTTTAGCATTTAAAAGGTTCTGTTCTCCTTGAGCTCTTAGCTTTTCATTTTGTGCCTCTTGTTGCTCAATACTAGCTGCAACACCTTGTTTACTTTGTAACGCGGCTTGAGCAAGTGCAGTAGCACCACCAGCTGAAGCGCCTGTAGCTCTTAATGTATCTAATGTGTTTGCTAGTGATATATCAGCTTGCTCTATCTGTATTTCAGCCGCTTTAGTTGCTACACCTAAATTCTCGAATGGATTAGATAATTGACTACTAAGATCTGTAGCTAACCCACTAAGGTCCTCTGTAGAAGCATATGGATTTGTTATCTGTTGTCTAGAGTTTTTAATAGAATCTAATTCGGCTTGAGCTCTTTGTTTATCTGATCTAGCTCTTTTCGCTGCTCTACCTGCTGCTCCACCGGCTATCGCTCCACCTGCTAAACTTGCCGCTGCGCCAACGGCTAAAGCTGTTACTACACCCATAATTTATATTTTTTTTACTAATTCTTTAGAAGACTTGTCGTCTACATGCCAACCAAGTTCTTCATGTATATTTATTAATGATTTATTTCTACCTATAGAGAACATGTATTTTACACCATTTGCTTTACAAACTTCTTCAGCTGCATTTATTAAAAGCGCTATAGCTTGTTTTCTGTCATTTTCTTTATACTCTGGATTAGATACAACCCATTCCAATAAAGCTCCCTTAGAATTAGTGTAATATATAAAACCCGCTACAATAGGCACGTCTTTTTCAACCATTAAACCTCCTTTACCGTTATCAGGTAAAAAATCTCTAGGTGGATTTTGCCATTCAGGCCACTCGTCCCACCAAGAACATAAGGTTTCCCAGTCGCTCTCTTTTAATTTTCTAGTGTTTAATTGCATTTAATTTTATTTAGTAAGCAGATGTCACATAATCTGACGACACTGCAAATAATTCTAGTGGTAAACTTCTGTTATCACTATCTGATTTTATTGTAACTGTTGAATAATAACCTTTAACACCAGTCATACTAGCACCAAACACAACCTCTCCAGTTGTAGCCGGACTAGAGTTAACTAGATTAGCGTAATACTTACCTTCTTTTTTATTAAAACCAGCATGTACCTGTACTCCATATGTTGGATCTGTATATGCTCCATCGTCAAAACTTAAAACAGGTTTAGCCGTGTCATTTAGCTCAAAACTTCTAGCAGCATTAAAGCTTGGTACTTCCCAACCATTAGAGCCTTCGTAATTAACAGTTTTAAATACCTTTGATGTACTGGGGTTTGGGTTGAATATAAATTCTACAGATGAATCATACTGGACTCCATACAAGTTATTTCTGCTTACTGTGGTAGAATAATGTTGCCATATTTTACCATCTTTAATTGAATAGTAATTACCACCTAAACTAAAAGCTTGTTCTGGCTCATAATCAAATAGACTAGTCCAACCTAATACAGCTTCGTCAAAGGACAATGTGTTATAGCTGGTAAAGTTTAAATTAGTGTTATTACTTATCGTTTGGTTTTTATTAACTACTATATTTAAATTAGCTACGTCTACGCTAGCCACTATTGTATTACGTTGAACACCTGTGCCATAAACATTCAAACCAGGTACTATATTATTAACAGAATTTACAGATATTATTCTACTGTTACTAACCGCATTATTTGTCTGAGACTCAGCTACTTGTATTTGATTTTGCAGACTTAAAACATATTGCTTATTATATATATCCCAAGCTCCAATAGCTTTTCCAGGCGTAGAAACTGTATTTAAAGTTGATAATTCATCTCTAAAATAATCAACCATACCATAGTTAGATATTTCAGTTATACCGTCCATAGATAATCTTAAAACAGCATTTCTTACCCTGTCTGTAAAGTATTTTCTATAACCATACACCGCAAAACTTTCTGGGTTTTTACTTATACCAAAGTTACCAGCATAAGGTATTATCTGTCCTATAACTAGATTAGATGAAGTAACACTACCACCTCCTTCAGCTGAATATATCGCGTCTTTGTCTATTAACGCTCTATTTACTTTTCTTTCTTGAAATACTATTAAGTTAGTATCTTCAGCGTATAGTTTTTGTATACTACCGTTTGCGGGATCTACAGATTTAGTTATATCTTGACCAACACTAAAAACATTAGTATCATTAATACCTGTTCTAGAGTTAAAAATCCCAGAATATATTAGTGAATTAAACCTTATAGATGACTTAGGCTCATCTTCAACTAGATAAGCTCTTACACCGTAAGAAACGTTTGTGTTATTGTAACCTCCTCTAATTCTAGCTTCTTCAATATAGTAACTATCATCTTGAGTACCACCAGTATTAACTGGGTTAGAACCAGCGACACCTTCAGGCACTCCAGTAGAACCGTTCCAAACAGGAACACCATTTTTTATAGTCTTCTTTAAAAGAAAAGAGTTAAAGAATTTTACTTCTATAGTCGCTGCCATTTGTTTTATTATTACTTGTTTATCACGTAAGTTACTTTAAGGTAGTAACAAACTAAATTTAACAAAAAATCTTTTACTTGCAATTAGATTTGTTGGGCTTCCATTGTCTTGTATCCCTAGTACAAATTGACTGTCGTACGCATTTCCAGTAAAAGCGGTTCCATCAGTATTAATAACAGATGTACCATCTGAACCTATTTCAAAATCACCAGGACCAGATTGACTAACTATATAGTAGGTTAACCCGCTAGTATTTAAACTTGCGTCAGCTGATCCATTTAAACCTGTTATGGTTGGAATAATTATACCCTGTCCTTCAACTGCATCTATATAAGGATCGTTTGAAGTTTGGTAAGTTATAGATGGAGCTGTATTAGTTAATGGTTGATTGTTTTTAGAAACAGTACTAACAGCACCACCGCTAACCAATGTGACATTGAATACAAAGTCAAAAGCGTTTTTAGATGCTACTGTATCGTAATAGAAGAATTTACCTACAGCTGTTTTTACGCTGTAAGTATTATTACCGTTATTTACGAGGTTAAATTTTGAAGTAACGTCTGCCCCAGAATTATCAGTTACAGACATTGTAACATTGTGTATATTTGTTAATGTTGTACCAATTATATCTTGAAAAATAAAACTGTCTACCACGGTAGTGTCGTCACTAGTTGCTTCATTGTGAATGTAGCTCCAATTAGATATTAAAGAAGCTTGTACTGTTTCATTTATAGCTACATTCAAGTCAGATATCAAACCTGACGTTGAGGTTTCCCAGTATATATCTAAATTTGACTCAGTTGGTTTTGTTTCAAAAATATTTAGATTTTCAAATCTACTATACAGTGTAGATCCATTATTATTGTATTCAACATTTATAACACCAAACTGATCAGTATCTGTTTGAGATGTTACAAATTCAGCTATAAATGGATTTGATTCAGCTCTAAAAAAAGCATAATAAGGACTATGAGAATCAGATACTGGAATTACAGATCCTGTACTACCTTCAAACTGTAATACATCGAAAGCATCAAACAAATCTTCTATTTGATTAACAGTAAAAGATCTTTTTCCTGGCAAGTATTGTTTATTACCTACGTCACTAAATGCAATTGTAGTATTCTCTACTCTACCAAATAGTCTAACAGAGCTTCTAAACTGTTTGTCTTGAGCTCCAACCTCTTTTAAGTCTCTAGGTATTTTATTTATATTGTCATTTAATAATGTTATGAATGAAGTGCTAGTATCGGTTAGAGGAACTTGTGGGTTTGTAGTAGTGCTATAATAAGGCAAACCTTTCATAACACCTGTTGTGTATACATTGTAATACTCTTGTTCTGTCTGTTTTACAACTATCTTATATGAGTACCAACCTAAAGGGTTGTAGTTAACATCACTAGTGTCTCCGTTATATAAACCAGGTATTCCAACGCTTTCGTTTTTATCTATACCAACACCGCTCAAGACAGAGTTGAATCTTGTTTTTATAGAATTACCTAAAAAATCAATAGAATCATTTACTGAAGAGTATGGTAAATATATAGTGTCTGCTCCAAAACCATTAGATGTATTATCAGTATTACTAGATAGTATAACTGTAGATTGTCTACCAAATTTATCAGCTAAAACTACGCCTACCTGATAATTTCTGTTTTGTTTTAAATTGTGGTTTGGATATTCCACTGTTGATTTAGCAGAGCTAGTAGAATCAAAAGGTAATTTTTGATTAGCACCAACTTGATAATCTATAAAATTTGGTGGAGTATGTTTGTTTTGAAAGTTACTATATATTACTCTATTACTAGCAACCTCTTGACCTAGAGCTTTTACCGGTATTTTGTCATACACTCTTATTATCTCGTCTGACGGAAGTGTTTTGTAAGGTTTTTGAGATACATACTCGTACACGTATACAGATGAACTACCTACTATACTAGAAACTTCTATTGTTTCGACTACTTGGATAGTGGTTGAGTCAGATTCTTTGTATATTATGTCTATTTCAGTTATTAAATAATCACTAAGTAAATTATCTGACGACACTGGAAGTGGTATCTGCAAATCTATTTTATTAACTTTATTCTCCATAAAGTCAACCACCGTACTTAACGTGGTTTGTTTTTCGTCTCCAATTAAGAAGTACCCGTCTTGTTTAGGTATAAAAGCAGCTTGAGTAAAAGGGGCTATTATAGAATACTCACCATCAGCAAATTTAAATCTATAGCTAAATCTAACAAATTTGTCTTCAAGGTATTGAGGGTCTCCTGGGAAATTAGAATTAAAATACGGGTTGACATCTCCAAAATTTAACTTAGTCCCTATAGGAATATTTGCTTGTCCAGTGCTGAAGGTTAAAGTGGTGCCTATGTAACTAACTACAGTGGTGCCAGGCACTATATTATTACCTGTTACAGAACTTCCATTTGTTATTGCTCCGATTACACCAGCAATAGTTACAGATAAAACGGGTGTACTCCCAATAGCTGCAGAAGTTTTAGCTGTGGATGTAGGCGGCAAAGATGGACTAGATACGTCGTACATTGTAGTTTCTAAACCTACAAAACTTATAGCAGCATTATTGCTTAATGTTTGTGGTTGGTTTACTGTTATGTTCAATCCATTTATAGCAGTAACAAAAGTTCCTATAGATACACCACTACCGGTTACACCTAAGCCTACAACTACATTAGTATTACTATTAACAGGTATAACATTAGTATCTGTGATAGCGCTACTAGTATTAGTGTTTAATACTAAAGCCCCAGCTTGTGAGCTAGCTGTAATTAAATTTATAGAACTATAAGGATTATATTTAGCAACAGATATCTTATCTTCAGTATTATAACTAACACTACCGTCTAAAGCTGATTGTATATTTATTTTTCTTGGTTGATTCCTGTTGTCTGTCCAAAATAGTAGATTCTCTAAAACATTAATACCCGTTATAGGTCTATTTGTGGAAAAGTTTAAAAAAGAACCCTCTACAAGTTTTGTTCTTTGATTGCTTAACGTGTTATAAGCGTATATAAAATTCTTAGCAGATGTACTGTATGTAGAAATACCTTCTACTAAGTATGGATCAGTATAATCAGTAAAGAATAAATACACAAAACTACTAGACTCATCAACAACATAGCCTATACATTGTATATTAGGAGCTGAAGCGTCTGCAGCAAAATCACCATTAACAGCTACAGCGTTACCAAATATATTTTCTAAAGCACCAACGTCATCACCTTGAGATCGACTAACTTGTATATTCTTAGCATCCCTATACTCACCATTAGGTATAAGTCTAGAATCCAAGTCTTTATTCATCTTGGATTTTATGAAAGCATTTTTAACTTCAGCCATTTAATTTTAATGTTTTAACCATTTAGATTTACCTCTCATAGTTTGAATTATCTCATCAAGTTTTATGTTAGATAATCTTATCTTTGCATTTCTAAGTTTTGCAGACTTTTCTTTCTTAAGTCTTTGTACTATATATTCTGGTTGATTTATTCTAGTAGATATTATAGCATGTGATATATAAGCATACATAGCTTCTTCAGCCATCTTAGGAACTCTAGTATCTAAGCTAGAAGATAAACCGTCTGATATATATTCTAACACTATTAGCTTGTCAACAAGATTTGATGAGAAAGAAAATTTACCTTCTCTATCATTTATAGTGAACCAACCATTAGCGTTTGCGTATTGAGGATCTAAACCATAAACACCACCGTAACCAAAATTAGCACCGGCACCGTAAACACCGTTTGCAAAAGCATTATCAATGTTTGCGTTTAAATCATTTTTATAGAAATTAGTTTTCCATCTTTCCTCTACAACTGAAGTACTCTCAATATTATTACTATTAGCATCTTGAGTAGGTTGACCTTCGCTATCTTGTACAGGTGTTTCGTATGGATTTGTAGTTAGTTTTGTTGGATATATTTTATGAGCAATACCTTGACTATCATACCAGGACATGCTGACATAATTTACATAGTCTTGAGGCATTATAACACTAAGGTTATTAGGTATTGTTAATTCTTGAGAATTTATACTTCTTAATGTATCGTAGCTAAACTCTTGCATAGCTCTTTTAGCGTGAAATATAATATCTGTTCTTTTACAGCTTGGTATCAATTTACCGTTACCAACATATGCAACAATAAAATTGTTTATTACATCATTTAATTTAATATAACCATAAGACCCATAGTTATCTTCAGTAGTATTTCCATAAGCTTTTTCAGAAGCTGTATTACCATACACACCGCCATCTAATCTTTTTAACTGAACAACTACAGTTGCGCTCGCTGCTATAGCTCCAGTTATAGTCACGGTGTTATTCGACACAGTGTAAGCTGTAACCTCTGTAAAACTACCACCAACACCGGTTGGGCTTACATAAACCTTAAAATTGTTTAAAGCGTATTGTGGGTCGGTAGTTACAGTAGAGTAAAATACTAAGTCAGTATCAAAAGTTGTAGTAAAGCTTTGCCCAGCTGTACCACCTACATTACCTGTAAAACTCTGTGCGCCTTCGTAGTATTGTCTATTGTTTTCGGTTATTAAACCACCATTTGGTAAAGGCATATCTTATTAGCTTTTTTGATTTATTTCGTTTTGTTGTACTTCGCTAGCGGCTGCTTGCACTATCTGGGGATCTCTTATTATTATACCTGCATACAATAATATTTTAAGTATAAGTCTAGTTTGTTCTGATTCTTGAAGTTCAAAATTTGTAGAACCATAAGTACTACCACCGTTAAAGTCTGATGCTTTTAAAGTTATAACTGGGTTTTGAGATCCGCTACCAAGTTGACCATTGTTTATAGTAATAACATCACCAATAGCATACCCAGTACCAGGTGATACTATATTGACAGAGACGGTAGTTGCATTTGTAACTACAGCACTTAAAGTTAAACCATTACCAGATCCTCCTGTAAAAGTTGGCGTGTAGGTTCCTGCTGTTCCACTAGCTAAAGGTGTAGTTATACTGCTAGTTAAAGACCCTCCTTTGTTTAAAAGACTTGGATTATAAATAGTTGGGTCGTATATATACTGACCTACGCTTCCAGAATAATAACCCCACCTTACGTTAAGTGGTTTTCTTAAAAAGTCTACAGTTATATTACCAGCTTGATTTATGCTAGTTGGCCTAACGTATAGTTTTTTATTCTCGTATAAATATGTAGGAAAGTCTTTTGTTGATGCTGTTAGTGGTGATTTTTCTATATTGTAAAATTCACTACGTGGTAATCTCTGTAGCTCTACTGGTAATCCAATAGAAGGATTATATGTTACAGTACCTAATTTGTAGAAAGAGACTTGGCTAGCGCCAGGCTCTTGACCATCGTAAAGTATTGTGTTTGAGTAAGCATCTGTGGTTGGTAACTGCCATGTTCCAGCGCTATAGGTACAGTTTCCAAATGTTTTAAACGGAGATATCTTCTCGTCTATGCTTAGTTGTCTATCTGAGTAATCTAGATCGACTTGTGGCACTCGTAATTGCTGATTTAAATCTTCGAAGTATTGCTCGAATATATCAAGTTGAGATTGTGTAGCTATTCTGTTATACTCTACAGGCGTCATATAACCACGCTGCTCTTTATTTAGTATTAACAAAACGGTTTGATATACAGTGTTTACGTTTATTGCCATTATTTTATATTTAAATATATGGAGCGGTTTTACCCGCCCCAATATATTATTACCTGTTAATTAATCTTTTTATCTATAGATTTATAAATTTCAACACCTTCATCTGTTTTTAAGAAATATGCAAATGCTGAATATGGATTTTCATCGAAAGGAACTTCCATTAGTTTTCTACCATTACTAGCCCAAGTGAAATATCTTTGGTCATCTGATAATCTTATAATATTAGCCTCTGTAGCTTGTATTGCAAAATTCCTTAATTGTACATTTTCATCATTAGCTAAATCTAGGAACAAACCTGGACTCATCTTAGCAAACAATAGTAAATCTCTTTTTAGCTCCTTAGAACTCATCGTAGACACCTTAGATCCTAACTCAACTCTTAATATTGCTTCAGCGTGGTCTATATCCATACCTCTCGCAGCGTTTAAAGCGTCGATTTGTAACTCTAATATATCTAATTCGTCTTCTGCTATTTCAACCTGATCAAGCTCTTTGTATAACTTGTTTTTTAAAGGGTGATATAAAGATAATACTTTTTGAAGATTTTGTTTTTCTTTTGGAACAAACAACGCGCCGTCTTTAAATATAATGTGACCTAAAGTAGCTTCTCCTTGTTGTTCTTTTACAAACGGAGAAGATTGGTTTGTTGCATATCTTATTTCTTTTTGTTCACCATTTTCTTTATCAAAATATAGTAAAGCGTGTTTAGAAGTATGCTTACTAGGTATTGTAAATGTTATTGGCGATCTATTAGAAGTTAATATATATGTTCTATCTTTTATTTCCCAACTTGGTTTAGCTGGTTTTACTTTTGTAGCAGCTTTAACTACTACTTCTTGCTGAGGAGCAACCTCAACTTTCTTTGCTGGTGCTTTTTTTGCAGCCATAATATAATATAATTAAATAGTTTTTAAGAGTAATAATTACCCCCGTAGCTATTACGAGGGTAAGAATTACATTTGTTATTTAGTGATTACACACCTTTGAATAATACAAAGTTGTTAGCACCTTGTACACATAAACATCTTTCAGATAAGAAGTTTACTTCCATAGCATCTAGATCAGATGTAGCAGCTCCACCGGCAGAACCAGTTACCCATTGCTTCATTCTTCTGTCATTTGCTTGAGAAGCTCTATATCTTACGTGTAAGAAAGGACGTCTGATGTTTGTACCTAATACTTGATCATAAACCGTAGAAGTTCCAGCTGGTACTAATACACCTTCGATAGAAGAAGTTCCAGTCATAGCTCCACGAGTAGAAGCATCGTTTAAGTATTTCCAGTCAGTCTTATAGAAGTCATAAGAACCTCTTCTGAATCCAGAGAAACCTAAGTTCAATGCCATTTCTTCAGAGTTTTCGAATAATCCATAAGCAGTACCACCTTGAGCACCTCCAGAGATTGCAGCTAACATATCATCAAAATCTAAAGACGTTTGTCTTTGTAAGAATAACATGTTCTCTTCAATAGCTCCTTGAGTATCTAAGTTTTTCAAGATGTCATCAAAAGTATCAAGACCTGCAGAAGCAGTGAATCCTACGTTTACATTACCTCTATCTTCGATAGCAGCAAATAAACCTTGAGTACCTTTATATCCAGCATTAGCAGCAGATCCAGCTCCAGTTCCTGTAGCTTTTTCTCCTTCTACTACAGACATTTCTAAGTAATCTTCAAAACGTAGTCTAGTCTCAGACTCAGCTTTTAAGTACCATAAATATCCAGATGTTCCGTCTTCAGTAGCAACTTCTACCCAACCGATTTGAGCCATATCAGATCCGTTTACAACGTATTTGTTTCTGATGATGATTGGTGAGTTAGAGAATTGAGTGAAAGAAGGATCTACAGACACATACCCATCAGCAGCTCCAGCGCTTACGGTAGAGTTAGGAGTAGTTGAACCTTTTCCATATTCAGACCCAAATACAAATATCTTTACACCTGTAGCAGCTAAACCTGCGATAGTTGCAGCAGTATAAGGACTTACTACTAAAGCTCCAGTTGTTAAGTTAGATGAAATTACAACAGCTTTAATTTCAAAACCAGTTGAATCCATAGCAACGATAGTAGCTCCAGGAGATACAACGTTTGCAACATAATCTTTAGGATCAGCTGGTGTTAAATTTACTGGAATAGTAATTGTACTTGTTGTTCCTGATACACCACTAGTACATCCTTCATAAGAAATATGTAATCTATTTTGCTCAGACCAAATTACCTGATCAGAAGTCATTGGCATTTCAGCTCCTACCATTCTTAAGAATCCAGATAAAGTTCTGTTTCCGTAACGCTCTACTTCTTGTTCGTAGATCTCTGGTAAGTATTGTTGTGCGAAAGTGTCTGTTCCAGCAGCACCGTCGTTAAATTTTAAATAATTGCTATCTAAAATCTCTTGTTTTTGAGATGGTTTCAATGAACCAAATTGTGGAGTTAAACTCATTTTTGTTTAATTTTGTTAGTTAAATTTTCTAGTTTTTATCTTTAATTTTGAAGAATCAGCACCAGAAATAGCCTTAACTTTTAAACCATTTATAAACACTTCACCACTACTAGTTTTTCTAGGTTCAGTTGAAATGTTTTTTGATTTAACCATAACATCTCTAACAGCGTCGGCCTTGCCTTGCTCGTAAAAATGTTGTGCTATCGTATCAGCGTTTCTAGCAGCGTATAAAGCTTTGTGGTAACCTTTAGTATCTTTAACCTCTCCTTTTTCATTTAGGAACGTCCCAATGAAGTTAGAGATGTCAGATTGTGCTTCTGCTACCTTTCGTGGATTTTTTACGCTGTACCTAAACTTGCTTTCACCAACATTGAAATCAAAACCTTTGAAATCATCAGTTAATAGCTCGTTAGTACGTTTTATAAAATCCGAGTGTTTTTCTTTACCAGCTTTCTGCTCTTCGTTATATCTGTTAAAAAAGTCCATAGCTTTTTGTTGGTCCTGAGTTACGCCTGGTCTCAACTTGATCTCATCGTAATATTTACTCTTAGTTTCCTCTAAAAAGTTTCTAGCTTTTGCAACTTCTTCTTTGTATGCAAGTTTCTTCTTGCGTATATCTCTTTGCTCATCAATATCTTCATCATAAGAAAAATCTTCTAGCAATAGATCTAAATCATCACCTTCTAAATAAGGTTTTGTTTGTTTGTAATACTCTTTAAGTAATGTATCATTATCTATGTTTGAATAATCTGCATTCAATCTAACATAGTCGTTTATATCTCCACCGGTTTCCTCCATAAAAGTAACAAGCTTCTCGATATTTTCAGGTAAAGGCTTACCTAGTACTTTTTCGTCTCTTACAGCCTCTTTGTACTCAGTAGTTATTTTTTTAGCCTCTTCTTCATCTTCATCGTCATTCACTAGTTGTATTGGTGAATCTATTGTTTCTTCGGGCTTCCGTACTTCTTTAACCACTGCCTCGCTGTCTGCACTGTCTTCGGGTTTTTTGATAACAGCATCGCTATCATCTGTCGCTTGTGTTTGAATGGCATTGTCTTCTTTTTTAATTACAACTTTTGTAATTTCTGGCTCTGTTTCAATAAGAGGTTCTTTGATATTAACCTTAGTAACATTGTCCGTTGGTGTTGATAATTTCTTTGGAGTGGTTTTCTTTTTTAATTTAAACTCACCCTCTTGTTTTACTGTTTGTTCTGACATAATATAATAATATAAAATTAATAAAGTTTTATTTATCTAGGCTCGAATTGTTCTAATCCAAATCCACCTAGTGAGTCAAAACCTGATGACTCAAAATTCTTAGGTAATTCATCGTTTTTACGCTGCGCTATAAGCTCTGATTGTTGTGTAGCTTGTATTCTAGTTCTTTCGTCTTTACGATCTTCTATATCTTTTTCTTTCATTTTCTCAGCATCAGCTCTTGCTTTAGCTAACTGAATATTGTAATTAAATTCTTCAGCCATAAGCTCTTTTTTGATTTGAGCTTCGGTCTGCATTCTTTGCATTTCAAATTGAGACTTCCCTTGTTCGATCTGAAGTGTTGTTTGAGCAAGTGCTTGTTGTTTTTGAACCTCAGCCATTGCAGCTTTTTCAGCACCCTCAGCGTTTGCTTGAGCTTGAGCTTGTATGTTCTGCATTTGAGCTTGTCTGTCAGCTTCTATTTTTTGCTTACGTTTTATTTTAAGCATTTGGTTAGCTAACTTAATATTAGATATTTCTCTCAAATCTATAACATCTTCAAGATCTATACCTCCAGTTTGTAATGCTATTTGTATATTTCTCTCTAGCATTTGCTTTTCCTCTTCATCAGGCTCTAATTCTAAGAATATACCAAACTCATGCATGTTTAGTTTTTCTATTTGTTCTAATGTATCTACATTGAAACTACTAATAGAATTCATTAAGGCATTTTTAGTTAAAGGGAAGTTTAACATATCTGCCGCTCTTAAACTTATATTCTCACACACTCTTACAGTTACATACATTAAAGACTGTAATATATGTTTTGTAGCTGTATTTGAAGCAGCAGCTGCTAATTTCTGTAGACCAACTAGAGAATCTTTAGCTGGTTGACTACCATCTCTAGCTTCATTAAGTCCAGTTACGTCTCTTATCATTTGTAAGTAATACTGATAAGTTTGTATAAGCGCTTGTATCTTGCTCATACCTGACGATGTTTGTAATTCTTGAATTGGCACTCTAGCTCTGTTAGGATCACCATCCTGCGTTAACGATCTACCAACTATACTACCAGTTTGAAAATACATATTAAGTGCTTCCTGTGGATTATAGTTTGTTCCATTACCAAGATCAACCTCAGCTAAACCGTCTACATCAACAAATACACCGTCTGGTACCATACGTGCTAATACTTGCTGTATCTTTAAGTGAGTTAATTGTATCATATCAGCAAACCCAATAGTTTTACTAACAATACTTTCAACTCTACCTTTGTACATTCTAGGAGCAGATATAACATAGTTCATATT